GCCATCAAGGCCATCTACACCCGCAAGGTGAGCAGCAAGGAACTCAATGAGTTTGTCGAATCCCGCAGCCGCATGACGGTAGTGCAAGACGAACCAGTGTTCAATTTCAACCCCGTCACGATGGAGGCGCTCTTCAAGCGTGACCTGAAGGTGAGCAACTTCAACAACACCGTAGTCAAGCGTACAGGCGGAGACATGCCTACCATCAAGGTCAAGGCTGACGTGGACACGCAGGCGCTGGGCAGGGCGATGGCCAAGAATAAGGGCGTAGATGTCAACAATGCTGACTATCTTGCACAGGCGATAGCTTCAGAACTCAAGAAAGGAATCAACCCGCGTCAACTGCTATGATGTTTCAGTTCTATCTAGATGGCACTTTGGTCGAATCGGCGACCAACTGGAAGGACGTGTCATCTACTATCAAGCGGGACAATCAGCAGAACTTGTTTCTGTTGTTTCAGGAGTACGACCTGACCTTTGACTCAACTGGATATGACTACTTGATAGACAAGATTCAGAATGATAGCTTCTGCACTGAAGTTGTAGTTGAGATCAAGAAGATGTGCGATGATAGCTACCTGACTATCTTCAACGGTATCATGTTCATATCCGACTGCGTAGTCGATGAGCGTGCTTGTACCATCAAGTGCAAGGTCAATGACAAGTCGTTCTTTAGCAAGATTAACAACAACAAGAATATCAAGACATCGCTTGACGGGGCGTTCACTAAGCTCAAGCAGCCTATCACGGCGATTGAGCCGTACACTTTACAGGTCTTCAACGTAGGTAGCAATAATTCTGTCAGGTTTGTTGATGCATGCCGTATCGAAGAGGCATTCAGGTACTTCATTGATTTCATGACTGAGAGTTCAGTCGGATTCCGTAGCGATACCTTTGGTGCTACGGGCGACTGGAACGGATTGTGCATCACAGTAGGAGAGCGCCTTAGAGGTGTAGTTCCATCTGTTGAAGATGCTAGGTGGATTCCGTTCAGCTTCCTTGACCTGTTCAACGAGATTAACAAACGCATCCCGATTGTATTACTTGTCGAAGACCCGTACACGTCGCCAATAGTACGCATCGAGTCCATTGAGTACCTGTATGGGAACGCGGTCACATTCTTTGCCACATCGGTCTACGAGGTTGAGACAAGCTTCGACACCTCTAAGCTCTACGCACTTGTCAAGATGGGCAGCCCTACCGATGACACGCTGACCCTTGACTTCCCAGAGGATATTGACTATTTCGGATTCAAGGCTGAAGAGTTTCACCTATTGAGCAGCTGCAACCTTGACCAGGCACTTGACCTAACTGCCAACTGGATAGTAAGCAGCAACATCATTCAGCGGGTTGTGGATAACCTTGACCAAGGATATGACAACGATACATTCCTGATTAACAGCATCTACACAGATGACAATACCGGGCGGACGACCAATGACAATATGTTCAACATCAACCCGCCAAAGTATCACTACAATGCTCTTCTGAACAATGCCAGCATAGCAGATAGATACATTGAGGACTTGAGTGCAAGCTTGGCATCGTTTTATGTAAACTCAAGGGATGGACAAGCGCTTGGATATAGGTCAGGTGCCAATCAATCAATCACAGGAGCCGCACCATATACGACTATACAAAATAATATAGTAGCCTTAAACACAGAGTCTTTTGATTTTGGTGGGTACTTTGATAATGCCACTTATAGATATACAGCTTTGCAAGCTGCTGCATATACAATGAAAGCACGCATTACCTATGTAAATGCTGGAGCAGGGCCTACATTGAATCGTGGGCTATTCATGGGCTATATGAGACATTATGATGTCTCAAATACATTGTTGGCTGAGTATAGAATGTCAAATGGTGTGCTGAATTTTTATACAGGGCCAAACTTAGCATATCCATTAATGGTAACTAATTTTTCATCTTTTGGTGCAGCAGGGTGTCCAACTAAATTAACCAATTCAGCTGGTAATTATGTTGACACTCTTGTGATAAATATGAATGTTGGTGATTACTTACAGTTAGAAACGCATTATGAACCATATGCGCCACCAGGTCAAGCTGCATCTGGAACAAATGTAGATGTCAAATCAAATGCAAGCGATACTTTCATTGAGTGCATCACATCTTCATTGACAGGAGGCACATTCCTTGACATTGACCCCAATCTTATCAAGGTTCAGCTGCACAAGTTCAGCTATCCGATGACACAGCAGGAGTTCAACGGAGTGTTGAACAACCCGACAGGACGCATAGGATTTGCAATGGAAAACCAGCCATACCGTTACGGATGGATAAAAGAGTTGAAGTACAATCACACACTTAGTAAGGCGGACTTCGTCCTGACTACAAACCGAGAATCAGAATATGCCTCTTGAGTTTATACCTAACCAGCCGTTCATCTTCGAGAAGCCAATCGGAGATTACCCTTGTCTGAACAACGACCCCAAGGCCTACGCTCAACTGGTTCAGGACGGGGACATCACCTGCGTACAATGGATACTTGACGCGTGTGATGAGCCGCTGTGTGAGCCTGACATGGTTATGGATCCCGTGGGTGCAGATGAGTTAGGAGCTTGGACTGCTATCAATGGATGGAGCACAACAGGAAGTGACAATTTAAGTTTTACCTACGCAGTTGCATTGACACATGTTGCGTCAAATACATCATTAACTTTAGTTACAAATGCTATTTACAAGGTGACTTTTGATGTAACTAATATAAGTGGAACAATTCCTTTTAATGTATATAATTCATTTGCACAATCATTTGAAATAACTGAAACTGGAAGTTATTCTTTTTATTTTATAGCGACAACGACAAACTTATTTTTTGGAATAACAAATCCAACAGCCGCAGAAAGTATTACTATAGAAAACATTGAATATGTTCAATGGACAGACTGCTGGCAAGACGAAGCACCTTTAGGTCAGCCTACTTGGTCATATAGCTTCAACGGAGCCAACGGCAAGTTCTGCTCACTAGTGACTGACTCAGGTGACCTTGTTAATACGACCGCGTTTACCACTACGGGCAACTACCACGGCGTGACATTGGTGATTGATAGCTGCACTCAGGGTGGGCTAGAGGTTTATCTTGGCAGCGTTCTGCTCGGCACTACATCGGGGAACGGCAGCTTTGAGTTCTACGGAACGCCAACGGCAGGAACTGACTTAGTGTTTACCAAGGTGGATAATTTCGACGGATGCATCAGCCAGGTCAATGTCAAAGACTATGGTGATGTGTCTACCGCAACTGTGACTGTTCGAAGTGACAACAACTTCTACAAGGCTGACGGCCTAACCCCAACCGCATTCAATGACAGGCTAATTCAGTGCATAGATTGGGAGAACTTAGACTGGAACATGAACGGCATCCCTAGCGACTGCATACCGCTTAGGGTAGACATTAAAGACCCGTGTGATAACAACGTCCTATACATCAGCATCAACCGCGCTCTGTTGAAATCTGGTGGCGCTACATGGGACTGCACCAAGCTAGTCGAATCATGGAACGATGGCTATGCCTTCGGCTTCTACTTTGGTGACATTGCCAACCCTGACTTCAAGCTCACGCAGCGCCTGCGCGTGTTGGCCTTCAACCCTGTCTACCGTAACGCTGGCGAAGAGTACCTATACAGCAGCGGCAACACAGGGCGGTCGTACGCTCAAAGTCAGAAAGCCCGCACGGCATGGTTCGACTACATGGACGAGTACGCCCACGACTGCACACGGACGCAGCTGCTAGGGCAGAAGCTGTTCATCGATGGGTACGCATTCTACTACCCCACCGAGGACTACGAGCCTGAGTGGAACGAGAACGGGCGCTATAACCTAGCTCAGTCCCGCGTGACCGTCTTCCATGAAGAGGCTATCTTCGGTTCTGCCTGCGGGGTGATGGCCAATACTATCTGTCCGCCGCAGATTATACAGCTGCCGCCTAACATAACACAGGTGCAGGTGCTGATGGATGAGTTTGATACAAGTGGATTGGACATAACTAATGTACAGGTCTTGTATTTACAATGGGATGATGCAGGTGTTAATACATCATCTTTTAGTTCTAGTGGTTATGACTTAACATCAGGCATTGACAGAGCTGCATTTGCAACAGACATGGCCATTACAATTAATTCAGTTTTCGGAACATCAACCACTTCAACTTCATGCACAGTATCAGGTGCACTTCTTTCTATAAATGTAATTTGTAGTGGTACGATTACTATACCAATGCCAACTATATCAATGGCAATTTCAGACATAAGTGGTATCAACTTCGCCCTACCCGTCTACTACTCATGACCACAGGCATCCTCACCATAGCCCTCAAGCACCCGCTCTACGGGCGGTTCGCTTACAACCTAGCGCTATCCATCAAGTCAGCCGACCCCAAGCAACGGGTGGCAGTCATCGCGGATGATGCGGCACTCGCCCATCTGCACGAAGGGCAGCGCATGGTGTTCGACAAGATCATCAAGCCCAAGCCTGAGACCGTCAAGGACAAGCCGCTGACCGCCAAGTTCTACCTGAACAAGCTGACGCCCTACGACCGCACGTTGTTTGTGGATGCCGACATGGTGTTCAGCTCTATGTGCAACTTCGCACAGCTATGGCAGGAGATGGAAGGCATAGAGTGGACGATGGCCAACAGAGGGGTCAACGACCCCGACAAGGGTATCAGTGAGTGGGTTGACCCGGGCAAGTTAGCTGAAGCCTACGGCAAGGTGAGCCAATGGATAGACCTATCATCTGAGTGGATTTATTGGGTAAAGGGCGAGCTTGCTGATAGTATCTTTGTAGGTGCTCTGAAGTTCTATAAGGAGAATAAACTACACACCCGACAGTTCGCAGGGGATAAACCAGACGAGCCATTCTTCAACTTAGCCCTTGCAGCCGTTGAACATAAGCCACACAAGATGCCCTGGCAGCCGACCTACTGGCAGCCTGCTATCCGCAAGGTGTTGTCAGCAATGGAAATCAAGCGGCAGTACTACGCATTCTCAGCGGGCGGCAACCACCTGCCACCCCAGCAGTTTAGGATTTATCAAGAGTTTATGAAGAACGCATCCTATCGGATGAACATGCCAGCGCTGACCATCGCTAACAAACGGTCACAACTTAAAGAAAGAACTCACATCTGATGCCAGCAGTAGCACCTTCATTCCTTGAACCATACATCGCCTACAGCGTTCGACATAAGTACTACAAGACTTCAGTTGAAATGGAAGAGGCGCTCGAAGTCCATGCCGACGGTGAGTACCCTGGTGAGCTGATCGAAGAGCGCCGACCTGCTGAGTCAGCCGACATTCAGAACTACAGGCGCAAGATATTTGTGCCTATCACCAAGCCCGTGTTCACGAAGGTCTACAACAGCCTAAGCAAAATTCGAAAGTCACCCGATTGGATGATGTCATTCAACAGGGACGTGCCGCCTGTCATCGCTGAAGACCAGACTCCCGAGGCCTACCTGACCCGCAAGTTCCCGCGCAACGGCAGCTTGACCAATTGGATGTTCAACGTAGCGCTGAAGCAGTATCTGATAGATGCCAACGCGGTAGTGTTCACCCTGCCGACCCGCTTCGAGGTAGCTGAGAACGAGTACTACGAGCCATACCCGATGATATTCGAGTCCGAGTACATCATCGACTACAAGGAGGGCAAGTTCTACCTGCTGAAGGAAGACGACGGCGACGGCTATTGGATGGTTCAGCCTGACGTGATTCAGCGCTTTGAGCTTGTCGACCGCGAGCCGCGTGAGGTATTCCAGATGGAGAACCCGCTGGGCTATATGCCTATTCGTACCATGTACGGTGTCGTGCTTGAGAACTACAAGGATGGCGTGCTGTACGAGTCCCGTATCAGCAGCATGGTGCCGAAGATGAACGAGGCGGTACGAGAGTACAGTGACCTGCAAGCTGAAGTAGTTCAGCACATCCACAGTACGATGTGGGCGATGCAGACGCAGTCATGCGGTAGGTGTAAGGGTGTTGGTGAAATACCAAAAGAGAACTCAGCACCTGTCAAATGTCCGTCATGTAGCGGGTCAGGTCTAGCGCCATTCAACCCATACGAGAATCTAGTTATCACCGCACCACGTGCTGGCGACCCTTCCGTACCGACCCCACCCATGGGCTATGTTCAGAAGGATACAGGCATCGTAAAGATTCAAGAAGAGCGCATCCGCCAACACTTATATGACGCCCTGAGCGCTATCAACATGGAATTCCTAGCGGAAGTTCCGCTGAGTCAGTCAGGGGTGGCCAAACAAGTAGACCGCGAAGAGCTCTATTCGTTCGTGCATAGTATTGCGGAAGATATTGTCCGCATCATGGATGAGGTGACCTACGACATCTGTGCATGGCGCTACGGTGGCATCGTGTCCGACATCAACGAGCTGCTGCCCTACATCGCCGTGCCTGAGCGTTTCGACATGCTGAGCGGCAAGGTGCTGGTTGACGAACTCAGTCTCATGACTCAAGCCAAGGTAGACCCGGCAATCATCAACGCGGCACAGATAGAGCTTGCATCGAAGAAGTTCAACGACTCGAACATCAAGGACATGGTCGTGTTGAAGCTCAAGCTTGACCCGTTCGCGGGTGTGCCTGAGGAGACCATCGCGCTTCAGCAGACCTTCGGGGCTATCACGCGCAACGACATGGTCATCCATGCTAACATCAACAAGTTCGTGACCCGTGCGCTTGAGTCGGTAGAAGGCTTCGCAGAGCTGCCATATGAACAGCAGATGCAGGTCATGACACAATACGCCAACGAGGTCACAGTCCGACCTGCAACACCCGTAGATGGCCAAGGCTGATGACCTGATAGAAGAGATCCTGACCCTGATAGAGCGGCGCATTGACACCTTCAATGGAAAGATGCCTGACCTTCAGCAGCAGACGTATGCCGTCGTGCTTGACCTGGCCTCTGATCTTGAGACTAGCAACGGGCGCATCAAGCCAAGCGTTAAGAATATCAAGACGATTGCCAAGATCAAGGCGGAACTCAACAAGGTCATCTTCACTAAGGAGTACACCGACGACCTTGACGAGTTAATAGCCACCTACGAGCAGGTCACCAAGCTTCAGAATCAGTACTTCACAGCCACCGTAGGCCGCTTCACCGTGCCTGCCGTACTCAAGGAGGTGCAGAACCTTGCTCAGGAATCGGTCGTGGACGCGCTAGGTGAGGACGCTATAGGAGCAAACTTTGTGTCACCAATCCGGGATATACTTGTTAGGAACGTCACCACAGGTGGCAGTCGGGCTGAGTTCATCGAGCAGGCTCGGGACTTCATACTAGGGCAGGAGGGTACAGACGGCAAGCTGGTCAAGTACACAGGTCAGATTGTGACCGATAGCTTGAACCAATATAGCAGGAACTACTCGCAGATAATTGCCAACGACTTAGGCCTTGAGTGGTACATCTACGTAGGGTCGAATAAGGAAACGACACGGGACTTCTGCAAAGCCCTGACCGCAGCTTCGAAGACCTGCCTGCCTTACATCCACAAGAGCCAACTGCCCGAAATCATAAGCGGGAATATTTGCGGCGAGCAGGTGCCTATCTATGATAAGACAGGTCTACCCTACGGAATGATACCCGGCACCAACGTAGCCAACTTCGAGACTAATGTCGGTGGATACCGATGCAATCATGCCCTTCGCCCCGTCAGTTCGGCCATTGTTCCAAAGTCCTTGCGTGACCAGTTCGCCAACGCGTAAAGCGGGTGTATATTTGTAGTCAACAACGAGACACATGAAACAGAAATTCTTAGAAGTATGGCGGGACGGCCAACTGTGGTATGAGTTCCCTGCCGACAACGAGATGAACGTGCGCGAGCAGATGATTAAGAACAACCTTGACCGCATCTGCGAGATCAGGCCTAAGTCAGAAGACATCAAAGTCACCAAGGCTAAGGTCGCCGCTAAGACCAAGACAGTAGACCTCACACCGACACAGACACCAACGCCCGAGAAGGGAACAACTAATGACCTTAGCTGAATATATCCAGACGGTTGCCGACCGCATCGGCATTGACAACGCTGACGAGGCTATCAAGATGGTAGTAACCAACCCTGCCCTCATGCAGGTGCAGGTACCTTCTACCCTTGTGTCCATGACTCAGTCTCGACTGATGACTGAAGACGAAGCCAAGATCAACCCGATTGTCAAGAAGCACTTCACGGCCACCGCGCTGAACAGCGTAGACACCAAAATCAAGGACGTCCTTGACGAGTTCGGATTCGATGATGACATCAAGCAAAGCATCCTGTCAGAGCAGTCCACGTACAACCGCATCCCGATGCTATCCAAGGCAATAGCCGAAGCAAAGGAGCGGGCTATCAGCGCTACCGGCGGCGAGAAGAAGACACTTGTTGACAAGATAAACGAGCTTCAGAACCTCCTCAACACCGAGCGCGAAGCACGCAAGCAGGATGTAGACAAGGTCAACAGCCACTGGAAGAGTCAGCTAACAGACAAGGAACTCAACGCTATATTCAGCGGATATGATTACGCCCTAGACCTTGACAAGGATGTCACTATCTCAACGGCTCGCAATCTTTGGGAGAAGAAACTCAGGGAGCGCGGCGGCAAGTACCTCTACACCGAAGACGGCATCAAGCTCGTCAACGCTGAAGCGCCTGACCTTCCGTTCACGATTGACAACAAGAGCATTGATATGCGTTCTTTTACTGATAGCGTGTTGGCTGAGGCGAAGCTACTCAAGGTCAACAAAGCGCCAGGGGTAGTCACCACTACCGCTGCACCCGTAGGCACACCGATGCCTGCAAAGCCTGCTGCACCTGCTGCCAAATCGCAGACCAGCAAGGCACTCGCCGACTTCAAGGCGGGATCAAGTTTAATCTGATGCGAAGTAACATAATGCC